GATAAGATCATGCCAAGCAAGCCAAAGCCTGTACCGCTTGATCCTCTCAGTGATATTAGTGCGGCAGTTAAAGGTATGGCTATTAAAGCATTTCCTGGTCAAAATCACGATGCTCATATCCAAGTTAAAACTATGTACTTACAAGACCCTGCTAATGGTGCTAATCCGTTAATGCAACGTATTGCACCAATTTTAGAGGCTAACATGCAGGAACATATGATGTTAAAATATCAAGAACAAATTACTGGTATTACAGAAAATATGGTTTCCTCATATGGTGCTGAAGCAGAACAGCAGGGCATTGATCCTAATGATCCTAAAGTTATTGAAGCGGTCATGGCTACTGCTGCTCAACAGGTTATGCAAGCTAATCAAGCTGCTGCTATGCAACAACAGGCTATGTCACCTGAAGCACAACTTGTTCAAATTGAAGGACAGAAGCTTGGCCTTGAACAGCAAAAGGTTCAGACACAGGCAGCTAAAGAAGCAGTTAATGCTGCCAATAAACAACGTGAACTTGATCTTAAAGAACTGCAAATTCAACTGGACATGTTCAAAGAAGGTGCTAGTATTACAGCAAAAGCAGAAGATTCTGAACGTAACAGAGAGTCTAAGAAAGCTATTGCAGCTATGGAAGCACTACTTGAATTGGCAGACACAGAGGCAAATATTGATAGAGACAAAACTCTTAAAGCAGCAGACATGCTGAGTAAGTTTATCTCTGACAGTAATAAAGGATAACAATGGAATTTTGGGACGAGTTAAATTTAAAGTTTGAAGAAAAGATAGAAGAAACAAAAAAATCTCTTGCATATGGAAATGCCTCTAGTTACGATGAATATCGTCAGGCAGTAGGTCTGATAGAGGGTATTGAATTTGCACAAGACTTATTGAAGTATATAGTTAAACACCGAATATATGAGGAAGAAAATTAATGCAAGCTGTACAGTTAGACAAATCAATTAATAATTCAGATTGGGTAAATCCAGACAGTAATCTAATTGATGTGAATGACTTGCCAGATATTCCTGGTTATCATGTTTTAGTTCAACCAGTAGTAGTAAAAGAAAAAACTAAAGGCGGTATTATTATCCCAGAAAAGTTAAAGGATGATATAGCATATCTTACAACGGTAGGCAGAGTATTAAAACTGGGCGATCTTGCTTACAAGGACAAAGAGAAGTTTCCGTTAGGTGAGTGGTGTGCTACAGGTGATTATGTTTGCTATGGAAAGTTCAGTGGTCAGAAGTTTGTATACAAAGGTCTTAAACTAATTCTTCTGTTTGATGATCAGATTATTATGCGGGTACAAAGTCCACATATGCTTGACCCGACTTTTAATCTTTCAAATTAATTTGTATATTTATATTTCATAATATAAAATATAGTAAAGGCGCAGGATAAACCTCAATTCGTTAGGTTCGCCACTAGCGGTATGTAAAGGAAAAGTAATGAATGAGAATCAAGAGGAATGGTCAACCATTGAAATAGATGGTGTAGAAAAGAAGAAACCTGTTGAGTTTGAAGTAGAGGGTGAAGAGACAAAAGAAGAACCTGTTCAAGCTGCTACAGAACAAAAAGAAGAATCGACCTATGTTGAACAAATACAGGAAGGTTTAAAACCTGAAAAGGTTGAGAATGAAGAAAAGCCAGTAAAAGAATTAGAAGGTATTGAGACTAAAGGCGCGGAAAAGCGTATCAGACAATTAATTCGTCAACGTAAGGAACGCGACGAGAAACTTCAGAAGATGGAGGAGCGTCTTAGTACACTTCAGAATGAATTAAATCAAAAAGAAGAACAATTATCTAACTCTTTAAAAAGTTCTATAGATAATAGTGAAAGTCAGTTAAACAGTAATTTAGAAGCTGCTAAAAGTATTTATAGGCAAGCTATAGAAAATAGCGATGTAGATGCTCAGATTGCAGCACAAGAAAGTATTAGTAAAGCATACGCTGAACTTAATCAGATTAGTAATCAGCGCACAGCATTAGAAAATTACAGCACACAGGCAGAGCAATCACAGGTAAGTCAACCACAACAACAGACACCTAAATATGATCCTAAAGCTGTTGATTGGGCAGCTAAAAATAATTGGTTTGGTAAAGATCAGATAATGACTACCGCCGCTTTGTCAATAGATCAAGAGTTAAAAGATGAAGGATACGATCCTTCTGATGATGATTTTTATGAGGAAATCGACAACAGATTACGTAGTCGTTATCCTCAAAGGTTTCAGGATACTTCTGCCCAAGAACCTGAAACACCCCGTTTGCAGGATACACCGTCAAATTCTGCTCAAGTGGTAGCTGGTGCATCACGCACACCTAAAACCTCTAAGGGTAATAAAGTTAAACTAACGCAAGAAGATGTTCGTTTAGCTAACAAATGGGGGATATCACTTGAACAATATGCTGCGGAAAAGCTGAAAGTTGAAAAAGCTGAAGGCGATTACACTAGCATTTTTAATTAAGCGTGGAAGGAAAATTTACAATGGCACGAAATACAAACTCACGTAGTAGTAGCACAAGGGAAGCTAAACCTCGTAGGACATTTGAAGAACCTAATTGGTTAGACATTCCCCCAACTGTCACAGAAAGATTCAAAAGTGAAGGCATGTCTTTACGCTGGATCAGAATGACAATTAAAGGTAATGACGATATTCAAAATATAAGTAAACGTCAGGCCGAAGGTTGGGAGATAGTTCAGTCCGAGGAAGTTCCCGAAATGACACACTCCTCTGTCGTGAGAGAGGAAGGACGATATTCAGGAGCAGTCTGTCGTGGAGACTTGGCTTTGGCAAAGATGCCAACTGACCTGGCTGAATCCCGTCAAGAATTTTATGAGCAAAAGAGTAGAGATGCGGTAGGCGCTGTAAACGCACAACTAATGCGTAATTCAGACTCACGTATGCCGATATCAAACTCCAGTCGCTCAAGGGTAACTACAGGGAGGCAACCTTCTTTTCAAGAGTAGCTTTCCTGTTTGTCATCGTAACTTAAAACAAGGAAAGGAATAGTGTTATGACTGATACTAAAGCACTAAACGGCCTTACTCCTTCTCGCAAACGTGGTGGCGCTGTTAACAGCAACGCTACGAATGAGTATCCCATTGCAAGTGGTTTCTCAACCAATATCTTCAGTGGTGATATTGTATGTAATGCTGCAGGAAATGTGGTCGTTTTGAGCGTTTCAACTCAAAAAGCTATAGGTGTTTTTCAGGGTTGTAAATATACTGCTAACGGTGAAATTAAGTATTCTAACTATTGGCCTAGTGGTACGTCATCTGACGATGCGGTTGCGTTCGTTGTTGATGATCCGCAAGCTACCTTTATAGTTCAAGCTGATGCTTCTGTCACCGCTGGTGATATTATGTCACAGAACTTTAGTTGCACATTGGGTGCAGGTTCTACGGTAACTGGTCGTTCAGGCTTTGGAATTGAAGCTGGTTCTCGCACCACCACCACAGGTGGAATGCTTCGTCCCATCGCTGTACTGGATGAGCCAGGAAATGATATTACTGTTGCCGCAGATCGTGCCTTCCCGAAACTTGAAGTTCGTATCGTGCGTCACGTAGATGCTTACATCTCCGCTGACTCATCGGCTAACTAAGGAAGGGAGTAATAACAAATGGCTATTAATCGCTCTAGTATTGCGAAAGAACTGCTCCCAGGATTAAATGCTGTATTTGGCATTGAATACAATGATGTGGATAATGAACATGCTCCACTCTTTGATATTGAACAGTCAGATCGTGCGTTTGAGGAAGAAGTTCTATTCACTGGCTTTGGCACTGCACCTGTTAAAAGTGAAGGTGCTGCCGTTCAGTTTGATGATGCACAAGAAGGCTATGCTTCTCGTTACAGCCACGAGACAATAGCTCTTGCTTTTGCAGTAACTGAAGAAGCTATGGAAGATAATCTTTATGACACTTTTGCTAAACTACGTGCGCGTGGTCTTGCTCGTGCAATGGCAAACACTAAACAAGTTAAAGCTGCTGATGTTTTCAACAACGGCTTTGCGGCAGGAAGTCCTGGTGGGGACGGACAGCCTTTCTTTAGTGCTAGTCATCCAGTAGTTGGTGGTGGTACTCAATCCAACACTCTTGGTGCTACTGATCTTTCAGAAGCATCTCTTGAGTCGGCTTTGATTACTATCTCAAAAGCAGAAGATGATCGTGGTATTCTTATTGGTCTACAGGTTGAATCACTTCATGTGCCGCCTGATCTTGCTTTCACAGCAGACCAAATCTTGAATAGCACGCTGTCAACGACTATTGGAGTTAACCCAACGACTGCTGGTAATGGTGCAACAAATGTTAACGACATTAACAGCATCCGCAGTCAAGGTTTAGTTCCTGGTGGTTTTTATGTAAACCGTAGATTCCAAGACGGTAATGCTTGGTTCTTGCGTACTGACTGCCCAAATGGTGCTAAAATGTTTGTTCGTTCACCTCTTCAAACTAAGATGGAACCTGATTTCGATACAGGTAATCTTAGATTTAAGGCGCGTGAGCGTTACAGCTTTGGCTTTTCTGATTGGCGTAGTTACTACGGTGCTTCAGGTTCTTCCTAAGAGCCGTGTAAACTAGGTTAGTATAGACTAGGTTAAATAAGGGTGGAGAGAAAGACGCACAATTCTTTTTCTTCACCCTTTGCTTTTCTAATTACCTGTCTTGATATATAATATAAATAATTATCTTCTGTTTATGTAAAGGAACAAAACATGGCAACCACTCTTCGACAAGGATTTGTAACTGGAAGTGGAGCAGTTCTTGATACTGTAACCAGTGTTTCTCTCGCAGACACACGTATTCGCTCTGTATTTGCTACAGGTATTGGTCAGTTTCTTATCACTGGAACTTCTACTGATGCGCGAGGTACGGTTAAAGGAAATAATATTAGGTTTGTAAATACGACAGCATCGGATGCAAACGAAGTTTATTTCTCTGATTTAGGTATTGCGATGAAAGGAACAGTTGTAGTTTCTGCTCCAAGTTCAACAGCTACAACAGCAGTATTCTATGGTTGATTATACTTATCTGGTAAACGATATTATTCAGACATCTGAAAATGAAGGAACAGAGTTTATTAACTATATTCCTAAGATGGTTAATCGTGCCGAAGAACGTCTGACAAAAGATTTGGATGACTATGGTTTAGTCTCTTATACTTCTGTTGCTGTTTCTTCTGGAAACAATATCCTTACCTTACCCACAGGCACACGCATAGTTAAGAATATTAATATTATAAGCGACTCTACAAAGATTAATTTACTGCAACGAACTGATGAATATATTAATGATTACTGGCCTGTAAGCGCATCAACTGATGAACCAAGGTATTATGCGCCTCGTAATAATTCTACAGTTTTAATTGCACCTACTCCTGCATCTACTTACAGTGGACAGGTCGTTCATGTTAATCGCCCAGTAACATTAACATCCGCAACTCCTGAAAACTATTTTACTGATTTTTGTTACGACCTTCTTTATAATGCTTCTATGATAGAGGCAATGATGTTTCAAAAAGATTATCCCACTTCACAATTATATGAACAACGATATGCACAGCTTCTAGAGTTACAGCGTAATCAGGCACGTAGAACACGTAGAGATGACATGCAGACTCCTGCAAGTCCTGCTGGTGCAGATGACAATCTGGTAGCTAATACTAATTAAAGGAGACTATAATGGCTGGTCCTATCTTTGATCCTCTTAATCCCAATGAAAGTCCTGCTTCAAAGTATCAAAGAGAAATTGATGCTATGAATAGAGGAGGGAGTAGAAAAAAATCTAAGGATGAAGAGTTTGATGAAGCTTATGAAAAGCAACAAGCAAACATGCCTACCTTTGAAAAACTAATGTCAGCGCAGGGTGAGTCTGCTGGTGGTCGTGTAGGAAAAGGTAAGAAAAAAAAGGTTGTAGTTAAAAAAAGAGCTAACTTTTTAGGTCGTGGAGCAGGTGTTGCTTTACGCGGCTTTTAGTTAAGAAAGGATATTATTATGGCTACATTAAAACAAATAGAAGAATTTAAAAGAAGAAAAGATAGGGGTAAAGTTGGGAAAACAGAAGCTGAAGAAAAAAGCAAAAGAATAGCAGAAAGTCCTAAACTTCAAAAAAGAAGAAAACAAGGACAACTTGTTGCAGAAATAGCTAGTCTTGCTATTCCTGGTTTAGGTGCTGCAAAAATTGGAAAAGCATTAGCGACAAGAGGACCAAACTTTGTTAAAAATGTTAGAACAGCATTAAATAGTAAAGATAATAAAGATGCTCTTAGATTAGCATTTGGATTAGATAAAAAAGTTGGTTCTAAAAAAAGTAATCTTGTTACATCAAGATTTAAGAAAGGTCCAGACGGTAAGCCATTAGGAGCTAGGCCAATATCTAAAGCTGCTCAGGAAAAAGCCAAACAAACCAGAACTGCAGCGGCTGTTGTAGGTACAGCAGCAGCAGGTTCTATTATGGGTAGTGATAGTAAAAAATCTACTCCTAAAAAAACCACTCCTAAGAAAACAAAGCCAATTAAAAAACCTGCTCCTATTTCTACTACTAAAAAAACTAAACCTCAAAAAACAAAACCTGAGAAAGATCCAACAGAAGGTGGACGTTTTGCTTTTTATCCTGGTCAAACTTCAAAAGATTTAGGATTAATGTATGAAGTAGACAAGAATAAAATGCCTGATGAAATACGTGAAAGACTAGAAGAAGCAGAACTTTATGAAGGTGACTTCAAAGGTGGTCGTGTAGGAAAAGGTAAAAAGAAAAAAGTAAGTAAAGCACCTCGTGGTGTTCGTGCTGCAATGAGAGGTTTTAAAACAATGAAAGTTGGTGGTAAAATAGGTAGGCAATCTAAAGGTAAAACTAATAGATGGGTATAAAAATGAGAAAGAAAGCTGTCCGTAAATCTAAATCTAAAGTTAATCAAGCTGGTAATTATACTAAACCTACTATGCGTAAAAGATTATTTAATAAAATTAAAGCTGGCAGCAAGGGTGGAAATCCTGGTCAGTGGAGTGCAAGAAAAGCGCAAATGCTGGCTAAACAATATAAAGCTGCGGGTGGTGGATACAAGTAAAAATGGCTTTAAAAAAATCACAGAAGAGTTTAAAAGATTGGACAAAGCAGAAGTGGCGTACAAAGTCAGGAAAGCCTTCAGCTAAAACTGGTGAACGTTATTTACCATCTAAAGCTATAGCGGCATTGTCTCCTGCAGAATATGCTGCTACAAGTAGAAAGAAAAGAAAAGATACTAAAAAAGGAAAACAATTTTCTAAACAACCTAAATCTATCGCAAAGAAAACAAAAGCTTTTAGAAAAAAGGGTGGTACTGTGGCAGCTAAAAAGAAAAAGAAAACTACTGGTAAAGGCATGAAAGGTCTTACTATCGGTAAAGGAGATAAGCGTCCCACAAAAGCTGGTGCAGGTCTAACTGCTAAAGGGGTAGCAAAATACAGAAGACAAAATCCTGGTAGTAAACTTCAAACTGCTGTGACTGAAAAGAAACCAAGAACTAAAGCAAGAGCAGCCAGAAGAAAAAGTTTTTGTGCCAGATCAGCAGGACAAATGAAAAAGTTTCCTAAAGCTGCAAAGAATCCTAACTCAAGACTTAGACAAGCCAGAAGAAGGTGGAGATGTTAGATGGTTAAAAAGTTAAAAAAAGTTTCTAAAGCATTATCAAAAGCCTCTCGTTTACATAAACAGCAATCTAATATTATTAAAAACTATGTGAAGAAAAATGAGAAAAGTAAAAGACCCAAAAGTAGGAACAGGAAAAAAGCCTAAAGGTTCTGGTCGTAGACTTTATACAGATGAGAATCCAAAGGATACAGTAGGTATAAAGTATGCTACAGTTAAAGATGCTAGAGATACTATTGCAAAAGTTAAAAGGATAAGAAAGCCATATGCAAGAAAAATACAGATATTAACAGTATTGGAACAACGCGCAAAGTTTGCAAACAAACCTGAACAATCCAGGTTGGCAAAAGTTGCTAAACAAACATTAAGAAAGAAACACAAAAGTAAAAAATAAAATGGCATATTTAAGTTCAAACATCCCACAGTTTAAGTGTTGGGTACGAAAAGAATTTACTAATAACCACATGGACTATGAAGGAGAATATTTACACGCTTTAGTAATTGCAGTTAATACAATACCAGACAGATCATTAACTTTTAATGTTGTATTTACTGGATGCGATGAAGAAGAAAATGTACATGGTGGAGCAATGTGGGCAAGGATGCCTATCACAGCTTTGATAGCTGACACCAGATTAGAAGAATGGCCTGTTAAAATGCCGACACATTTAGCACAACCTTGGGACTGTTCTTCTAGAAATCATGCTATAATAGTAATGGACAGAATATCATCAAGTCCGTGGTTATGTAAAATAGATAATGTTTTTCACACTGGGAGGTATTTGTTTACAGTAGATTATACGGATAGTTCTATATCAGATGATCCTGCACAACATAAACAGTCACATGTTATAGAGTTGATTGATGCAGGACCATATACTGGTAATATAGTAGCACTACCAAATAATAGGGTTAGAGTTACTAATCCTGCTTTATGGGTAACTGGTGAAGGTGCGCCAGACTTTGCACCAAGTCAGTATGTTCATTCAGCAGAAATACACGACAGCTACATGAATCCATATTTAACTTTTAACAACTTGTATCAAGAGGAGACTGAAGATGCCTAAACACACTAAATATATGTCTAAGGGCGGCGCTATGAAAAATACTAAGTACATGTCTAAAGGTGGAGCAATGAAAAAAGGAACTAAGAATGCTTCAAAGGGTGGTGCTATGAAGAAAAAATCTACTAAAGCACCTCATAATCGTCTTTACTAGTAATGACAATAAACAGGTCAAAGATAAGCCAACAGATTATCAAAGCACCTTCTAAAAAGAAAAAAAGTAAAAAACTTATTAGATCGCTTGCTTTGAAAACTAACAGGCGAAGAAGATCTAGAAGGAGATAAACATGTCTAACAATCCAAAAGGGATAACTGAATATACTTTTAATTATATTCGTAATCCTCGCACTGCAGAAGACATAGACAAGATGACGGGTCGTCCTACTGGTCAGGGGTATGGCGCTGCACGTAAAGGTCCACAGATTAAAGCTGCAGAGCAGGATGTTGTAGTGGACTATGAGCCAGGAAAAATCATAGAATACAACGACTAGGAATAACTAAATGGGTACTAGCGGAACATACGACTTCTCAATGGATATTGATGAAGTTATTCAAGAAGCAACGGAGATGATTGGTGGTGAGCAGACACTGGGACATGAACCTAAGTCTGCTCGTAGATCAATTAATCTTCTTCTCCAAGATTGGCAGAACCGTGGCATTCTTCTTTGGACTGCTGGTACTACTGCTATCTCAGTATCTACCAGTGTAACATCTTATGCTTTAACTTCAAGCACCATTGATGTTACCGAAGCAGTTTTACGAAGAGATAATATTGATCTTCAGCTTGAACGTATTACGATGGAAGAATATTTAAAGATTCCTCGTAAGAGTCAAACAGGAAGACCTAATCAATATGCTATTCGTAGAGAGAGAGGCAATCCTGTTTTATTCCTTTGGCCTGTGCCAGATAATACTACAGATATTCTAAAGCTGGAGCAGGTTAAGCATACAGAAGATGTAACAAAATCTGCTGGTCAGAATGCTGATATATCTCGTAGATTTCTTCCTTGTCTTACTACAGGTCTGGCTTATTACATGGCTATGAAACGTCCAGGTGTTGACGTAGGTCGGATTGGTCTTCTCAAAGCAGAGTATGAAGAACGTCTTATGCACGCTATGGATGAAGACAGAGAAAGAGCAAGTGCTTATTTTTTACCTAGAATAAATAGGTTATAATAATGGCAAGCAATAAGAACGCCAAAGCTGTATGTGATATATGCGGTTTTGTTTATCCTCACAGGGTAATGAAACTAAACAGTTATGGTTTACTTGTTTGTCCTACTGATTTTGATGGAGCATATGATTTAAAAAATCATCCGCAGAATAAAGTACCTGATGTAAGAGATGATATAAATATTCGTAATCCTCGTCCACCGTCTAACTTAGATAGAGGCATTGAGTGGCAAAATGCTAATACTAAATGGGAAGACACAGATAGATTTTGGAATTTAATATAATGGCAACACTTACTGGCAAACTCATATCAAACAGTTACAAAGATTTACTTCAGGTAAGTAACAGTAACAGTGGTGTAGATTCAACTGTACGTTTTGTTTCAGACGGTGAAGGAACAAACTCAGCCTTAAAAATAAGTAACTCTGAAGTAGAGACAACAGGTAAACTAACAGTTGGTGCTAATCTTAGCGCATCAGGAAACATAACAGCTAATGCTGCAACTCTAATAGCTACTGTGTGTGCATCAACATATTTTGGTGACGGTTCTAATTTAACAGGTGTAGAAGCATCTATACCAACATCTGTATCAACATTTACAATAAATCAATTAACAGTAGTTAGTGGAGCATCGTTTACAGGTAAGGTTAGCGGAACTGCAGCAGAATTTAGTGGCAATGTTAGCGCAGCATCTTATTTTGGTGATGGATCTAACTTAACTAATTTACCTACTGCTCCTAGTTCAGTATCAGCATTTACAGTTAATCAGCTTACAGTTGTAAGTGGTGCAGCATTTAATGGAAAGGTCAGTGGCACTGCTGCAGAGTTTAGTGGTAATGTCAGTGCAGCTAATTTATTTGCATCTACTAATGTATTTGTAGGTGGTTCTGCAGTTCCTACTGCTTCAGATATAGCTGCAGTTAGCGCACTTACAAGTGTAAATAAAGCAGCTATAACCTCTATTAACTCCATACTAGGAGACGGTTCTAACTTTGCTACATCAGCGGAACTGGCTGCTGTGTCATCGGCATTAGCTACAAGTATAGGAAATAGTAATGCAGCTATTACATCGATTAATTCTATTCTTGGAGATGGATCTAACTTTGCTACATCGGCAGAGTTGGCGGCTGTATCGTCAGCATTAGCTACAAGTATAGGAAACAGCAATACAAACATTGCAGCAGTCAGTGCTTTGACCAGTGTTAATGCTGCTGCTATTACTTCTATCAATGCTGTTATTGAAGGCAGTGTATCTGCAGACAAAGGAACATTCAATACTCTCGTAGTTAAAACTTCTGCATCTGTAAGTGGTGAGTTAAGAGTAGGAAGTAAGATTGGTGTAGACAAAGCTTCACCAGAAAAACAAATACATATTTCTAAGTCAGCCGCTGCAGATGTAAATCAGTTGACAGATGCTACAGTTATTGCAGTTGATTTTAACACAGGTCAAAACTTTACAGTTACTCTTACTGATAACAGAACTTTAGGTAATCCTACTAATTGCACCCCAGGTCAGGTAGGTAGTATATTTATAGTTCAAGATGGAACAGGAAACAGAACTTTAGGCTATTCAAACTATTATCAATTTGCTGGAGGAACTGCACCTGATCTTTCAACTGCTGCTAATGCAATAGACAGATTAGATTACATAGTACATACTGCTGTCTTAACTCAAGCAGTGTTAACTAAAGCATATGCAAGTACATCATAAGGTTTAAATTTAAATGGTTTTTAATACAAATATATTAGCTGGTTCTGGTGGTCAAGGTGAAGAAGGTTTTAGTCCTAAAGCTGCATTTCTCCCTAATACAAGTGCAGGGGGTTTAAATTATTTATTTACTTCTTGTACAGCAAATGCCACTGTTAGTAGTAGCAGTTCAACACTCATAGCTAATACTAAAAAAGCATCGTGGTCTTATTGGATTTATCCCTCTCAAATATCAGCAGCTAATGTTGGATTTGGTACACATATATATCCTTTTAGCGCTGGAGCAGTCACAGGAAATGATACTAATGGTACTCAAATAACTACTCAATATAGTTTTTTTCATAGAAAAGGTGATGCTGCTGGTGGGTATGATGCTTTTATGTCACCACCTGCTGGATCTTTTATGTTTTCAAAAGCAGGAATGTCTAATGTATTTGTTACTAATCAGTGGAATTGTATACAAATTAGTTTTAATACATGTGTAACTAATGTAGGCAATGTATATGTTAATGATACTCATAAAGCGTCTGTTGGTACAGCTACTGGTTTATTTTTAAATACGGCTGGTGCATCAAGATTTTATATTGGCGCTTCTTTGTTTGGCCCTAGTGGTGCGCATGCTGCTTATAGAGGAGGTTTAGCAGAATATTATTATGCACCTGGGCAGTACATTAATTTTAATATTGAATCTAATAGAAGAAAATTTATTAATGCTGATGGCACACCTGTTGATTTAGGTGCAGATGGTTCAACTCCAACAGGTAGTAGACCTATGATGTATTTATCTTTAAGAGATGGAGAAGCTGCAACTGAATTTGCTACAAATAGAGGTTTTGGTTCAGATTTTACAGTTAAAACATCAATATCTATTCTTGATGTAGCTGTTTCAGCACCAGTTTAAAAGGAAAGATTATGTGGGCATTAGTTAAAAATAATTCTGTAGTTAAAATTTTTAAACAACCAAAAGCTACTACTATAGATACTATTCAATATCCTAAAAATATATTTACACTATGGAGTGATTCAGAGTTAGAAGCTATAGGTATTTATAAAGTAACAGAAAATGGATCAGGAAAAAATAATATTTTATACACTAATACTTATAAAGATGAATTTAAAAATGGTGGTGTAACAAGAACATATACTAACACAGAAAAAAGTTTAAGTGATTGTCAAAAAATTTTAGTAGAAAAAATTAATTTTAATCTTTCAGATTTATTAAGAAGTACTGATTGGATAATAATTCGTGAACAAGAAACATCGAAAGCTAAACCCAGTGACTTAGCCACATGGCGTACAAATTTAAGAACTAAACATGCAGAGTTAGAAACAGCTATTAATAATGCCAGTAGTGTTTCAGAGTTAGAAGCAATTGATATAAACAGTGGATGGCCTGAAGACCCAAGAACATGAAGAAATACATTTTAATTTTCACACTATTTTATTTACAGGTTTTTTTATATTCTTTTTCTGCACAAGGTAATCATAATTCAGTTCCTATGTCTGAAGACTTAATAACTTATAAAAGTTTTTGTATAGATGAAGATTCAATATTAAGAGTAGGTAAAGGTTTACAAGAGTCAAAACAAAAAGCAGATCTTTTATTTCTTAGTTTGTCTGCGGGAGAGAGATGTTTTACTCATCCAAGAAAAGTAATAGGTTTAGTAATTGAAGAAATATATAGATTTAAAAATTATTTAAAAACACAAACAATAGTTTACAAGATTAAGACAAATCCCACAGAGTTTGGTTATATATTATATCTGTCTGCACCAGAATTAGGAGTTTAAAATGGCAAGTACTTATACATCAAATATAAGACTAGAGAAGCAAGCAGATGGAGAAAATCCTAATGCTTGGGGAGCAATTCTTAATACTAATGTTATTGATCTGGTTGATCAGGCGGTTGCAGCATATCAGGTAGTTTCGGTTAGTGGTACTACTCCTATAACACTAACTCAGGTTAATGGTGCTACAGATCAGTCACGTAAAGCTATCTTGTCTTTTGATGGTACACTCACAGCAGAAACTTCTATCATTATTCCTTCTGTTAATAAGATGTATTATGTAAGAAACAATACATCAGGATCATTTGCTCTTAAAATTAAAACTGCAGGTAATACAGCTATTACTATAGAACAAGGTTCTAATGTGATGGTAGCATCTGATGGCACAGATGTATATCAGACTGCATTCCCAACATCCGTAAGTTCTTTTACTGCTAATAGTTTTACAGCTACATCAGTATCTACCAATGTTCTTAATGCTACTAAAGTATCTACCAGTATTATGACTGCTGCTCAAGTGTCGGCTACAGCTATACATGCTACATCAGTATCTGCTGTATCAGGTAGATTTTCAGGAACAGTGTCTGCTTCTGCATTTGCTGGTCTGGGTATAATACCTACAGGAATGATTTCTCCTTATGCAGGAGGTTCTGCACCAACAGGATTTTTACTTTGTTTTGGACAAGCTGTAAGTAGAAGTACTTATTCTGATTTGTTTGCAGTAGTAAGTGCAACTTATGGTGCAGGAGATGGTTCAAGTACTTTTAATGTTCCTGACCTTAGAGGAAGAGTTGTTGCAGGTCAAGATGATATGGGTGGCACAGCAGTTAGTATTCTTACTTCATCTACTCCTGGAGGAATAGATGGTTCTGCTTTAGGAAATACTGGTGGTTCACAAAGTAATACAATTACAGTTTCTACTTTACCTGATTTCCACTACTTTAATAATGCTGCTGCAAATAATACAGCACAAGCTGGAAGTGGAAGAGATGCTTTTTCAAGTGGTAATGGTACTAGTGAACAAGGTAGTGGTGAAGCACATAATAATATTCAACCTACATTTATTCTCAACTATATAATAAAAACTTAAATGGCAAGCACAACAGCAAGATTATTTAAATTTAATCTCAGACCTGGAATACGCAGAGAGTCTACAGACTACTCTGAAAGTGGTTCTTGGTATGACTGTGACCGTGTGCGTTTTAGGGAAGGCAAGCCAGAAAATTTACGTGGCTATCAAAAACATTTAGATACTACTTTTGATGGCACAGCAAGAGACTTACTTACTTGGCAGAATAACAATACAGAAAAACTTTTATCTTTTGGCACAGAACAAAAACTATATGTTCTTGCCAGTGATATTTTATATGATGTAACTCCTATCGTGAGTACAGTAACTGTAGGAACAGATGGAACAATAGGTAAGTTAGCAACTGTTTCAGGTTCTAATAAGATAGCAGTTAGTCTTAATGCAAATAATGTTTCAGTAAATGACTATATCTTTTTTACCAGCGCATCTATAAGAAACTTTGCCAGCACTAACTTTGCTGCCAGTAGTTTTGGTGGACCTGTATTTAGAGCGGTTAGCACAAGCGGAACAAATCGTTTTCTTATTAGCACCACAAGTGTGGCAACAGCCACAAGCACAAGTGCGGGTACAGCAACAGTTAACTTCCTTTTAAGAACAGGACAAAATGATAACATTCAGGGTCTAGGTTATGGTGCAGGAGTCTACAATGCTGGTGTATCCACAACAGGTGGAAGAGCGTGGAACAGACCTGCTGAATCTTCAGATATAGTTTTTGCTGCTACTCAGTGGTCACTAGATAACTTTGGTGAAGATTTATTAGCTGTTCGCAGAGGTGGTAATTTATTACACTGGGATGCAGATGCAAGCATTAGACCAATTAGAGCAGCTATAGTAACTACTGCTCCTGCTAGTATTAATAGCATTGTTGTGTCCCCTAATGACAGACACGTTTTAGCTTTTGGTACAAATGAGTTTGCTGGTGGTGCATTTAATCCTTTGTTAATTAGATGGTCAGATCAGGAAGACTTTACCAACTGGACACCATCAGTTTCCTCTACATCAGGTGAGTTACAAGTAGTAGATGGAACAACTCTCAAGGGCGGTATTAGATCACGTAATACAATACATGTTTGGTCTGACCAAGCATTATATTCTTTACAGTATGTAGGTCCACCATTTATCTTTGCTATATCACAACTAGGAACTAACTGTGGATTAATAGGTCAACATGCAGCTATTAACGTAGACGGTATTTCTTATTGGATGGGAGACAACAACTTCTACAGGTTTGATGGTAGAGTGGATAAACTAGACTGCACTGTTCGCAGATATTTATACGATGATTTTAATATGGCGCAGGGTGATAAAGTTTATGCTGCAGTCAACTCAGAGTTTCACGAAGTTGTCTGGTACTATCCTAAAGAAGGTTCATTAGAACCTAATGCTTATGTTCTTTATAACTATGAGGAAGACACTTGGGCATATGGCACTGGTTTCTACACAACCTTCAAAGATGCTACGGTATTTACTAATACTATAGCAACAGGAAAAGTATCTGCAGGAGCAACACCCCATATCTGGGATAACGAACCTGTGTCTATATTTACTGGTGATGGAGTAGCATTGTCTTCTTTCCTGCAATCTGCAGACTTTGATATAGAGGATGGTAACGATCTGATATTTGCAGACAGAATTATTCCTGACTACACTATAAATCAGGGTAACATAAATATGTCTGTTAACTTCAGAGAGTTTCCTGCGGCTAACACTATTGAGAAAGGACCATTTGAAATTAACTCAGGCACGAAGAAGATAGACTTCAGAGGAAGAGGAAGACAATCTAACGTGAGAGTTTCCTGTAATGACTTTAATACCTCATGGAAGTGGGGTAGTGTTCGTATGGCAATTCAAAGAGATGGTAAACGATAATGGCTTTTCTTTATCCAGAACTACCCAGATATCAGAACACAGAGGATTTAACTCAGGTATACAATACTCTTGTAGCTTATGCTGGTGAGTTAAAGTTTCTTTTAGAATCAAGAGATGTAGAGCTAGGTTCTACTCCAGCTACTAAAATATTTAGTGTTGTTACTGTATCAGAAATAGGTAGACCCGCTAGTGGAGATATCGCTTTCTCTATAAGCTCAAGTAAGTTTAAAGGCTATGTAGGTAATAGTTGGGTGGACTTTCACTAATGTATGACTATAAGAAAGTTTTAGAAGTAATAAATCAGAATACATTTATTGAGAATGTAAATAAAGGTATAGTACAGCCGCCTGATTTTTTTGGAGCAACTAAATCTGAAGGTATGGCATATTCAAAAGATTCGCTGTATAATAAAGAAAATACATTACATGCAGATATGACTAAGATACAGTCTAACTACATGGATATTAGGAGATAATTATAATGGTTGAAGGATTAGATAAGCTGGCAGATATACAGGCTTTACGTGAGGCTGCTCAACGTCCTCCTGCTGAAGTACAACAGATGCAGATGCCTTCTCCTGATGCTGGTTTACAAAGTCTGGGACAGCAAGAGGTAGACATGGCTACAGGCATGCCAGTAAGTTTTAGTCCTGCTGATGCAGTAAGTCAGGTAGCCACTGTAGCTGGTCAATATGCTATGGCTAATCCACAAAAGACCGCACCGTTTGCTGCAGCATTGGCTGCTTTTGGAGCAGGTAGTGAAGCAGCTAATATGATAGACAGACGTGTAGAGGCTGAGTCAGAGAGGGAGAATTTAGATGCTGTCAAGAATGTTGCTACATCATTACCCGATAGAACTAGAACTGATATGCCAGCAATGGCTATGCCAGTTCAAGCGCAAGAAGAAATCCAAATCAGTGAAGTAGCTCCTCAACCAGGGTTAACTACTATGATGCCTATGAAAGAAGGTGGAAGACCTAGTAAAGAACAAATAGAAAAAAATAAAAATAAAATTGAAAATTATTTAATTTCTAAAAATTATTCTCCTAACGCAGTTGCAGGAATAATGGGAAATATTTTTGGAGAAAATGATACCTTTGACTATAAAAGAAAACAAGATAATGGAAATGCCATAGGTTTATTTCAGTTTGATTTTATGAAACCTTATTATAAACAATATTTAAAAGATACAGGTAAAAAAGATTCTGAGATTAGTCAGATAGATTTTATGACAGAGCAAATTAATAATCCTGAAAAAAGTATTCTTGGTTCAGGCAATGCTAAAAAATTAAAAAATATATTAGATACAGGAAGTGTAGAAGAAACAACAACTGGATTTATGGAAATATTTGAAAGACCTGGAAAGCCAAACTTAAATAAAAGAATTAAGGCCGCTAAAACATTTTCAAATACAAATCAAGCTGAAGATGAAAATTTTCTAGACACTATAAAATCTTACGGTAGCGAAGGTATAAGCGCTGTCAGAGAATTTCTTGGCCTTAGAGAAGGCGGTGATGTAGGAGAATATTTTGAAGGTCAGGTAGAAGGAAAGGGTGACGGTATGTCTGATGAAATACCTTTCCGAGTAGAAGGTGGTAATCCTGACTTTGCTCTTCTTAGTAAAGATGAGTATGTCATACCTGCTGATGTAGTGTCTATGCTTGGTAACGGTTCTTCTGACGCTGGCGCGGATGAGTTAGATGATTTTGTAAAAGATACACGTAAAGAGGCTTTCGGAAGAGAGAAGCAACAGACAGAAATTGACGCAGAGAAAGGACTAAGTTCGTTATCTTAAATGGAAGTTACAAAGATAAGGTCAAACTGTATAGAGATTACATGGCCGTATGTAAAAGACTTACTGGCTAAACCACTGAAAAGAAGTCACGGGGAATATAACTTAGAAGATATTTATAATTTATTAATAACAGAAGTAATGGAGTTGTGGGTTGGACTTAGTGAAGAAAATGGAATTGTTGTCGCTGCAACAACCCAACTTGATAAATATCCTAATTATAATGTTCTTACTATTTGCTTAGTAGGTGCAAAGACAAATACAATAGATGATTGGTTAGACTACTGTGTGTCTGATGATTCTGACATGGTTCAATATGCGAAACAAAATAACGTAAAGCATATTAAAATAATTGCAAGGGATGGTTGGAAAAGAAAACTGGAGAAGTTTAATTATAAAAAATACGCCACCGTATTAACTAAGGAACTATAACAATGAGCATGAAAAATAAATTTAATAAAGTCTTGTCAGACTTTTCTAGTGTAGAGAAAGTATTATTATATAACTTCTTATATGAAGAATTGTCTGGTAAAGGTATATGTGGTGACACTGAACTTGCTCACGTTAACAAACATGAAATGGCTGTTCTTCGTTCTATGGGTGGCGCAGGAACGATAAACGAAAATACCAAGTGTGTGCAGTTCTTTGGTTCACCTCCTCCTGCTCCTCCAAGAGTTGTAACTCAGCAACAGTCTAGAGAAATACCTGCAGAAATAAAACCATATGTACAAGAAGTTCTTACTGAAGCACAGGATATCTATCAGACAAGAAAAGGTGAGGGATATGTTCCTTTTCCAGGACAACAACTTGCT